TTTTTAGCTGTTCGTGTGAGTTGATCAAACTGGAACAAATCTAAATGGGGACAAGTCCCCAATGATTCCCGTAGGTTAAGTACCGTACGGTCCAGTCAACATCGCGCCATGGTGCGGTGTCACTGGTGTTCATGACTCCATGGAGTCGTTTGAATGCCCAGACAACTTCACGCCAGAAGATCCCAGGCTCAAGAGCACGGGACTTGACGTAAGGAAAACTAAAGATCTCGGTCGGATAGGTCTTGACCACTCCTTTCTCCTCGATGCACGGACTTGGCGGTGCAATTGGAGGGTGAACACAAAGGCGGAACCTGTTGGTTTTTCGCCCGAGTTTACCGAGGTTTGGTTTCCGTAAACGGTAGTCATCAGATCGACCTTGAGGGAGTTCTGAGAGTAAGGGTTCAGCGTTATCGCCAGGGATCTCCCGGGCGTAGCTGGATTCATGCTCCCACGTCTCCTTGAAGGGAAGACGGTGCCTCTTCTCGTCAGATGGCCCCTTCGGACCATCGTTGATACCCACGATTGCATACGCTTTCAGTGGGCCTGACTCACGTAGACTGTTACACAGGGCCGAGGCCAAGTGCAACTGATGTCTGGTGAGTCCCACGAGGGGCTTCCCATCTTCCTTGGTCGGGATCTCAGTCGCCTTAAATGGCAACTCAAATCCTAAACCTCCCCGCATGTGGGGTAGGAATAGATTGAGGACTCCGGATCTTGTCCAGGTCATTGGTTTGATGATTGCGCGATTGAATCCGAGGAATCGTTTGACGAATAACTCTTTATCCATCGCGCCACGAATCGAGGAATTGAACTTGTCCCATAGGGGAGCGTTCTGATAGGCTGTTCGCCCGTCGACCTTCGAACCGAGGAGGGATCCACAGTTGATCGGATAATACTTCTTGAAGTACGGTCGACCATGGGATTTTCCCTCAATCCACAATTCAGAATCCACTGTGAAGACTTTTGGGTGAAAGTAATTCTTTCCGACGGACTTCTTGAGTCCAAATTCGAGAATGACTTCCGACCAGTGGTCATAGTGTTCCTGAGTTGTGCGGAACAGTATATCATCACCATGGATGAGACAAGGGATCTCACGGACCGAAAATTTCCGGCCGTAGAAGTCCTCAAGACTCTTCCAGTAGGCTACAAAGTTTATGACACACAAGATAGGGAAGGACAAAACCGACCCCATTAGTTGGCCATTAACTTGCTGCACGTCATCGATTCCAGTCCAACTTGGGTACTGGACAATTTGTTCGTACAGCTCGGCTCGATATAGCCGTTTGCATGCCTCACTAACCTTCTCCTCGGACAAGTTGTTTAACAATGTCTCGAGAGCGGCTTTAGTGTGATGAATTGAAATGGAGTCAGTCGCAGACTTGTAATCTCCAGAGCACCACCATAGTTCCTTGGTTTTGGTGGTGGTTGAATACTTGGAGTGGAAATGTTCACACTTATGGTACAACTTGGAAACCAATCTGGGATCCGAGTTCGCCTTGTTAAGTTTGAATTGCCAGAAGCCGTCTAGGCAATCGGCCATTTCCCTCTGGAGTGACTGACTCAGCCACTTTCTGTGGCAGGGCCCTTTTGTGATAGTGCGAAGTTTAAGGGGCTCAACACATCCTTCGACCATAACCGTCCGGTTCTTTGCGTCACGCTCGTTGTAGAGCAACAAAATCTCATCCCAACGGGGAGAGTAGTTGCTCCATGACAAGTAGAGCTCGCCGGAGGCCGAGACACGCTTCTCAGGGACTGTAGGTGCTCTGGGGATCAGATCCCCAGGCAGCGACTCATCGATCTCGAGTTTATCTTGTGGTTCGGGCCATGTCCACAATGGACAAAGGTCTGATCCTGATTTTCTCAAAAGAGGTTCGATGATATCCCAGACATCCAGGCTAAACATTTTTGGAAGCTGATCAATGATCTGCAGATTCACTATGAAAGCCTGAACTAAACGTTCTCGGTGGTCGAAGACTTCATTCATGCGGTAGGCCCAGTAGCTGCCACCGCCCTCAGCCCGTGTCCACTCGAGAGTGGCACTGGGTCCGGGCGGCTTGAACAGCACCGGCTGGTACCGTGACCATCTACCGTAGTCGATCTTTGCATCGGCTCTAATATGAGGACCCCATCTGCCGGCCGTCCAGAGTTGCTGATACTTGTCGAAAATCGACTGGTCAGGCTCCTCGTTGACGGGGCACGGGGTTTCCATCGTTCGGCGATGCTCTTCAAAAGCTGATCGAATGAAGTCCTTGGAAATTGGTTGGCACGCCTTCTTTACTCCCTGAAGGAGATTGAAGGCATTTCGAAAATTGCGTGTATCGCGTGTCTTCTTGAGACAACGCTGGTGCATAAACTTCCGGAATTTACCACTGAAAAACACGGGCGTCCTGGCGCCATTGGGCGTGGGAGGAAGTTCCTCATCCAGGATCTGTGACATCGGGGCGGCGGTGTAATACTTGATCCATTTGACCTGGAGTTCCTTCGGGATCTCTATCAGGTGTCTGAACGGTGTCGTTGCCGTGTGGAAATCAAACATCCTCGCCTTGGCGTAGGAGTCTTCGATAACACACAGGTACCCACAGCAGAAATCTGCTGCGGACCGCCATTGTTCAACATCCCCCCTGGTGGGAAGCAGAACAATTTCTGAGTAATTAAGACCTTTAGGTTTCGGTGTCACATCGGAACCGGTCTTGTCTTTGCTTGGGAGTTGTTGGGCTCTCACTGAACCCAACTTCGTTGTAACCCTCTCCAGGGAGACACAATCGAGTACACTTTTCGGCAGCCTTGCTAGCCATTGTAAGTT